TCCTGGACAGCCCGTGTCGTAAAGCGGATCAACGGAGCATTGTTGATCATAGTAAGCTTCTGTATATCCAGGGCATCCTGAATCGTACAAGGCGTCAATCGAACATTGCTGGTCATAATACGCTTGGGCATATCCAGGGCAACCTGTGTCATAGAACGGGTCAAGTGAACACTGTTGGTCATAATACGCTTGTTGATATCCTGGGCATCCGCTATCATAGAGAGGATCGTAACTGCACTGTTGATCATAATAGGCCTCCTGGTAACCTGGGCAACTTGGATCGTATAATGCATTGGCATTACACTGTTGATTGAAATATGCTTGTTGGTATCCCGGACAACCACTATCATACAGTGGATTAGCCGTACAGTTTTGATCATACACATATTCTGTGTACGCTTGGACGTATCCATCGCAGTCTGGATGAAGAAGTGGATCTATAGCACAAGGATTTGAACTGTAGATCATACGGATCTCTGGGGTAAGCATTTCTGGACCGTAAAATCCTGCCCAATATCCTGTGTCGTGTCCTTTCATTTGCAGTTGCCAACTTTGTAAATTTTCGCCGACTAAAGGATTAGCAAACAATTCAGTTCCTGAGAATGTAGTCCAATTGAATCTGGTATTGTAATACCAGTTTTTTGTGTGCACTTCGTTGCCGCTTTTATCCCATATTCTCATCACTATCTGCATGTTATCCACACCGCCTTGGCTGGAATCGGCATTGTTGTTTTTGATTGTGAATTCCCACTGATAACCATCAACATTAACGCCTGCTTGTTGTAGTGCTTGCTCAATAGCATGTCTACGATAAACCCAGTATTGCTGATAACTCCAGTTGATTATGTCTTGGCCACAGTTAGGAACCGGTCCGCGATTGATGTGATGTGTGCCGCCAAGGTTTTGTCCTGTGTAATTACAGCCGCCCCAATTGGCAAGGTTAGGATCAACAAGATTACCAGTAACTGCATCAATAATATCAGGAGCACTGGTTAAGTTTGTGGGATCGGTGGTTATGTTAGCAAAGTCATATCCCAGTCCGTTATAATAGGTGCCGCAAACGTCAGGACGACCAATAATAACTTGATTGGTATCGTCGCGGATACAAACAAACTCGTTACCAATCTCGCCGTCTATGCCAGTGCTGTTGCCTTCGCTGTAGACGTAGTCGTCGAGATTATATCCATTTTGAATCGCCCACTGGCCCCAATACTCGATGTCTTCGTATTCGGGATTGATATAACTAGGAGTTACCACCGGTGCTGGCGCAAGAACCGGATCTTCCATATATGTAGAGGCTGTTGATCTAGAAGCCGCCAGTAAGAGCAAAAATAAGAGCAGAAAGGGCAATCCCGCCCAATGCGCCAGAGAGCGTGTCATTTCTGCGAGTCTCCTGTTCTTGTCCAGTGGGCCACTTGTCTAAATTCTGTGCCCAAAGTTCTGCCGCCTCTGCCCCAATCTTGCCATCAAATGGACAGGGTGTGCCAGCGTACATCATGGCATTGAATACTCTTGGATCTTGACACATAACACTTACTGCGGCAACTTTCATACCCATGTCATATAACACTTTGGCGTTCTTGAGTCGCTCGCAATTCATGTCACGAACAGTTGCTCCGCTTGAGATGCCAAGTATCTGTGTTTGCACAGCACCACTTACACCCACGGTACATAGGTCACTGTTACTGCTATTAATACTCGGACTAATAGCACTTGGCGGTGGTGATTTTACTGTGGTTTCGTTGGTACCATTGGTAGTCACAGTACTGTTACTGGTACTTTCAGTAACAATCGGATCATTTGCCTGGGCAGGCACTGCGTTAATGCACAGCACTACGAATAGCACTGCAAAAATTCTTTTCATCATCATTCTAGCTCCTGAACGACATTTTTATTTACTGTATAATCATTCAACTTTTGTATGCATAGATATTTATGGCAGATGTTAAAATTTTAACACCGCAAGATACACATAAGTAACTTTATGAACCACGGTGTTACAAAAGCAGAAGCAAACGAACTGATGCAGATTTCACACGAGATGCAATTGTACTCAATGTCACAGATGTATGATTTAAATCGATTGGTCGAGACTCTAGAAATAGATAGAATACATTTTGCATTGCAAGTTAATCAAAACAACAAAACTCGCGCTGCAGAAATGCTAGGGTTGAAAAGAACTTGTTTGCTTGCTAAAATGAAAAAATATGATATTTCAGTCTAGTATTCCGGCAATCACCAGACTGGGGCGTTCGTCATATTCCACTCTGAAATAGGGTGGAATCTTTATATCAGTGCTATAGTAAAAGTGATGGCCATTGGCAGGATCGCCTACGCTCCGGTTGCTGATCCTGCATACACAAGGCAAGTGTGTCCATCCCATAAGTGGCATCATATAAACTCTATGATTGCCCGAGTCTAATCGTATGGTTCTTTCTACGATGTTTACCCAAATAACAACAGGATCTTTCACTCCATTGCGATCTACATCTCTGCCCAGTTCCACCATGTCAAGAGCATCTACAGGTGTAGGAGGCATGGCGGCATATTGTAACAATTTTTGGATTGAGATTTCCTCAACTATGCTCGGCATGATGATATATCTCCCAGGTGCCATCTGTGTGTTCTAATAGGGCTGTGGCACTTTCCACCCAGTCACCGTCGTTCATATAGACCACATTGCCTATCTGTTTGATTTCTGCTTTGTGAATGTGCCCACATATTACACCGTCATAGCCTTTTGATTCACAGTATGCAGCAACATATTCTTCAAATCGGTTGATAAACTTGACAGCGTGTTTTGCATTGTCTTTAAGCCATTTGCTTAGGCTCCAGTATGGCAACCCCAGCCATCCTCTTACTGTGTTGAAATGTCTATTGAACCAAATAAAGAAGTCATACACTGTATCTCCGAGGTGCATTAGCCACTTTTTGTCTTTGGCCATGAGATTATCAAAGGCATCACCGTGTGTCACCAGGTATTTCTTACCATCTACTGCCACATAATCATACCTGTTCAGTATTTTGATTCGTCCAAATGAAATATCATAGCGTAAAAATGCCCGCAAACCTTCGTCGTGATTGCCTAGAATATAGTAAACTTTGGTACCACGTTTGGCGGCAGTAAGTATGCGCCGGATCACATTTGCATGGCTTTGCGGAAAGTACCATTTCTTTTTGAGTCGCCATCCGTCCAAGATATCACCAACTAGAAATAGGTTGTCACAGGTGTTGTTTTTGAGAAAATTACAGAGAGCATCAGCTTGACACCCACGGGTGCCAAGATGTATATCGCTGATGAATATGCTTTTGTAGTGCATGCTGTTATTTACAGATTTTGCATTTTTGTATTATTACGGTAGTGTTACTTTTTCTGTTTTTCTAATTCAGCAATTCTGGCTTCTAGTTCATCGATTTTTTTAGTAACATGGGGAGACTTCTTACGCCAAGCATCCGCGGGCGGCTCTAACCAAGTCCACCCATAACGATCAACCAAATAGTCAAGGATGCTATCAATTTTGTTGTAGGTCCAGATACCTGCACGAGTATCTTTCAAGTAAGCCAGTGCAATAGCACCTGCCAAAGAACCGCCAATCGCAGTCCAAATCCATAGTGTGTCGCTGAACATGCGATCGATCATTTCAGTCACTTTTGTTCCTTAATATTTTTGCAATGCAGGATCCCATTCGTTTGACATATCCTGTGACTTGTACTTAGCAATTCTTTCTGCAATTTCGGTGTAAAACGTGTCCAATTGGCCTCCCCATCTTCCTTGTAGATGTTCGAGAGCCTGCTCACAAAAATTCCAATTCTGTTTGCAGTAATTTTCCATCAATTTGCTGTGTAGATGCGACAGTTCGTGCAATTTTGGCAGTTCGTCCACTGGAATATTTTCCAGTACACAGTATGCTTGTACACTGTCATCGTCTGGAGCAAAACGTATCTGATCCAATTCTAAGAGTGTATATTTGTCTTCAAGTTGACTTTTTTGATCGTCTCCGAGAATAATATGCATAGTTTTTTCCTCTCGTAAATATGTATCATGCAAGTATCATTTGATCTTATTTCTGACTTACACGTAGAAACCTGGCCGGATCCCTTTGACTGGACAGGCATGCCTACCAGTATGATAGCAGTGGTAGCAGGCGATGTGTCTCGTGATAGAGACACTGTGGTAGAAACACTGCGCCATCTTGGCCAATGTTACCGTGCGGTAATTTACATCGACGGCAACGACGAACATCGATGGCATCTTGACCATCTCAGCGAAAGTTATCAAAATCTTGCTGATGAAATTGCACAAATCGAAAATGTAGTATTCCTCCAGGACAACGTGGTTGTCATTGACGGTGTAGGCTTTATAGGGACCAATGCTTGGTGGACCTACGACTTTGACAATACAGACAGCTACGATAGTTCAAAGCAGTGGTTTGCCGAAAGATACAACATTGATCTCATGACAGCAAATGCGGTGGAAGCAATGGCATTGCAGGACTGTAGATATCTTACCAAAAGCATAAAAAGGCTACAAACACACCGTGATGTCAAACAACTGGTTGTAATCACGCACACTCCTCCTAATGTAGAACTGCTTGAACACGATCCAGACTTGGAAGGTTCGCATAGACTAAATTGCTCAGGCAACAGTCACATTCTCAAAGCATTCATCGAAGACACAGAAGAAAAAATTCACACCTGGTGTTTTGGGCACTATCACAACGACGTTGACACAGTTATTCATGGCGTGAGATACGTTAACAATTGCAGAGGCAGAGCAAACACGCCGTGGAGCAAAAGCGTATACCAGCCTAAAAAAATCACAGTAGAACTTTAGGCTTCGTCTGGTTCCAGTTTAACCTGCAAAGGATATCCTTGAGATCTAGCACTGACTGTGACTTCAACCCCTTTTTGTTCTGCTATTTCATAAGGTAATACTGCTACAACAGCTGATCCAGCTTCGTGTATATCATATGTGATTTTTTCTGCGGTTATGGGCGAATACTCAAATATTTCAACCAAACTGTCTACTACAAAATCCATGCTAGTCGAGTTGTCATTGAGATAGATCAACTTGAACATAGGCGGTTCTTTGATATCTTCACGCACAGCAATTTTTGTTGTTGTTTCTGTTACTGAATTAGTCATAGAGTTTCCTTGTGATAGTGGAGGGCCGGATGACCCTCCTTTGTGTTATTTACACTAGTTTACTCTGAAACTTGACCAATTGCAATGGTCTTTGGCTTCATTGCTTCTGGAATCTCACGCTTTAGTCTAATAAACAGAATGCCTTTATTGAGGTTTGCTTCTGTGACTTCTACGTGATCAGCAAGTGTAAATTCTCTACGGAAACTGCGTCCTGCAATTCCTTTGTGTAGATAGTTAAGTGTTTCACTTACTTCAATCTTTCCTGTGATCGTAAGAGTGCTTTGGTCTTGTGTAATTTCCAAATCTTCTTCGTCGAGTCCAGCAACTGCCATTTCGATAAAATATTCGTTTTCATCGACCTGTACAATGTTGTACGGAGGATAGTTGGTTTGCGAAGTTGATTCAATGTTGTTGATTAGACGATCGAACAACCGATCTACGCCGATAGCGTTGCGATATAATGGATGTAAATCCAGAGCTGTGAGTTTTGTCATTGCTTTTCTCCTTTTAATTTAGCAAGAAATAAATGTGACCCTTCTCGGCATCACAATATTATTTATACACTAGAACAAGACCTATGTCAACTTTGTGTTTAACCAATCAGCCAAATGACGAGCAATCACTTGGTGCCCCAGTTGATTTGGGTGTCCTGCGTTTGGCCATATATGCGGATCCTGTTTGCACTTCAGTTCATATAGGTTGATTGCAAGTGGATCAAACATGTGTAAACAGGTTTTAGGATAGAAAATTTCACTGTCAATTTCGGGCCATAGGTCAACTGAATCCCATCCCCAAACAAAATAAGGTTGTATGTTGTGCAACGAACACAGTTGCAACAGTGCAAGAATTATCACATTTGTTTTATGTGCGTCGTGGTTTGAATTTTGCCAGTTTTTGTAGTACCAGGTGTATCTCGGCGATTCTGCGTTGATTTCTTCATAGTGTGTGACATTGTCCACTGAGTACACACGCATATCTCGAATTGGGGAAGTGAGAAAAAACACAGCAGAACATGTGCCATCACTGATGGAATAGGGTTGATCGCTTACTGCGCTGTGAATGATTGCATACCTCAATTGAGGCACAAGATGTGCAATACTGGTGCTGCTCTGTGAATAATTATGTCGCCAGCAACCCAGTGTTTTTGCTACGAGATCAGGAAATGGTTGCTCGCCGGGTTTGAGTTCGTCTCCGTGTGGCCAGCTGTCTCCGAAAAATAGCAGTCTGTGCATGTTTTAATAAAATTTAGGTGGGAGTCGGTCTTGTGCAACTTTTTTACGCCAACGGCTTTTGGCTGCGCCTTTTGCCAGTTTTCTTTTGGTACTGGGTTTTACATACTCTTGACGTCGTCTAACTTCCTGTAGAATGCCGCTGTTGTTGACTTTCTTTTTTAGTTTGCGAATAGCCTTGTCTACGTTTCCATCTTGGACACGCACTGTTCTTCCTGACAAATTTTCACCTCCTCCTGGTTATCTGTAGCGTGTTGTTATATATCATCGTTGCGCAGTCTTTGTTCGATTTGATCCCTTTCGTTGTCATTCAAAAGATCTGGATCATACTCTCCAGAGCCAACTTTTTGTATAAGATGTTCTATATAGTCGTCGTTGTATGTGAAACTGTCACTGACATTTTTGTCAATCTCAATCCATTTTGCACCGTTGTATTTGAACAGTTTTGTGGGCAAGTAATCCACACGGATGTAGGTGTCGCCTCTGCTAGGATTGCTGGGGAACTGTGTGCCAAAGTCTACGTGTGCAAATTCTTCACTGTCTATTTTAGCGGCTAGATCATCCCAGGGCAATTCTTCAATGACCCCGCGTTCATACAGTGACTCTTGTTCTTTAATGGTCTGATCCGGGTTTTGTGTCTTCCACACTCTTCTGGCCACTTTTTCAGGATCAACTGGTGGCTCTTCCTCTGGCTCGTCCTGTTCTAGGATTTCCTGCGAAGCATATTCAGTATACTTCTCCTGCGCATTTGTAACAGTTTCTTCTTGAGGCTCTGTAGTTTCTTGATAGATTTCTTCATATAATTCTAGCTCGTGCTCGCGACCGGGATAATCACTGTCTAATTCGGCATAGTGCAAGCCGTCATTGCCATTCTGTCCGATGATGTCCATTCTATCATCATTCTCTTCATACCACTGTGGCTTTGGTTTTGCAAACTCAGGTGCGTAGTTGTCTATCTCTTCAAACGACTCTTCAACTGTTGTATGTGGTTCAACAACTGATTGGTTCTGATCTCGTGGGCTCGTTGAGGACGGCTCCGCTCCAGTATCTGTAATTGTTGATCTGTCAACTGTGGATGTATCTGGTTGCTCCGGTTCTTGATTTGGTTGTGTAATTTGTCTAGCTCTGTCACTTCTTTTCCACCCAATACTTTCTGTTGCTGCCAATAGCATCATCACGGCAAGAGGGTCAAACACAAACACTATGATTATGATTACCCAGCGTACTGCTTCTTCTAAGAGATTTTTATCAGCTTCGCCGTAGATGACTTCAGCAATGTATTTAACCGGACCAACTTCTGCTTCTAGCACACGATATTCTGCTTCTAATGCAAACTTTTCTTCTGTGAGGCTATCAAGGGTAGTGTTAGATTGTTGAATAATTTGTGTTTGTTTGGCAATTTCTGTTTCAATGTCTGTTCCAGTGTCCTGTCCAAGTTGACCTCGCAGTCTCGAGATCAATTCATTGCTGTTGTCGATTTCACCTTCTGCTCTAGTTCTCAGTCGAGATATTTCTTGATTAGCATCAGACTTCAGTTGCTCTATTTTGCTTAACGCATTTGCTTTATCGGTTTCTAGATTTTCTTTGTACGCTCTCACAGATCGGGCAGTGCCAGGACCGTATGCACCATCTGGTGTGCTCCCTACCAGTGCTTGTAATCTTTTTACACTTTCTTCGTCTGCCGTGTTGATTGCACTCAGTCTACTGAGTTGATCCAACTGCTGATCAATGTCGTCTACTTGCTTGGAGAAAAATTCTATGTTGCGTTCAAGTTGGCGATTTACATCATCGATGGCTGGTTGAATCCGATCGTACGCACTGTTAATGCGCTGTTGTTCGCGATCAATTTGGGCTTGAATGTTTTGATCAGCACCAGTGCCACTTACCTGAATTGCAGTGATTTTTTCTTCTGCACGAGCAATGCGAGCCTGTTCGCGAGCAATCTCACTTTCAATCTGCTCAATTAGTGCCTGATTTTCGCTGGTTTGTGCAGTTTGTTGGATATGTGCTTTTGATAAAAATCCAAAAATACCCATGCTGGTAATAAACATAAGGATTACCACAGCACTGGTAAGATAGATTTTCATGGAAGTTTTCACACGAGGCCAGTACTCGTGTAGCCACACTGTGACAACCAGTTTTGCCACTTCCAATATGCCGCCCATAATAATAATAGGAATCACTGCAGCGGCAAAGATGGCTGTAAGTCCAACAATACTGTAAAAGGCCGCAACAGCACTAAGACACAGTGCTGTGAGTAATATCAAGTAACTTAAAAACATAGTGTATTTAACTAAATCTCAGGTGAATTGCTAGCGTATTTTAATTGAAGGTAACTGGCAAATTTTGCATCAGGTACTTCAAACCAAACAGTCATAGGTGTTGTTGATCGCAAAAATTTACGACGAATGTGTTTTTGTCCACGCCAGTTGCCTCTGCCGAACCACTGATTGGCTTCGCGAATAATTTGATACCATTGGTCCTGACTGTGAATGTTCACATACACTCTGGTTGTATCGCTGTCACTCATAGTTCGCCTACTCCTGGTATACGCCATTCTGTATTTTCCAACACTTTATTGAATGTTGTTCTATTTACACCACACTGTAGGTCCTTAACAAGAACTCGAGCACACACATAGTTCCATTGGTTGCTGTCAAATCTCTGACTCATAGATTGAATAGCAGAACACATGTGTGCACGATCTAACACTGCAAATCTCAAATTTTCACACAGGCCCCAAAAATCAATCCAAGGATTTTCTTTTAGAACTAAATTCTCAGTGGTGGGTATTTTCCTTATGCCGTACTTGAAGTTTGGATTGTAACACAAATAACAGTTGTATAAGAAATACTCAGCACTGGTACTGCCCAATCTGCTGGCAATTAACGCTTTTTCAATCACCTGCTCCTTGTGCTTTCTACTGCGGCTGGAGCAGAGGTCAATTACCCAATCATATACCATATTTTGTGCCCGGTGTAAAAACTTTACACTATTATTTAGGCACAGTCTTTAAGATGTTATCTTACCAGATCAAATATCTGACTTTTTAGATACTCAACTTCATCAGTGGGCACATAAAAGTCTGTGCTAGGATCATAATACTCTTGAGTTTTACGGTCTTGGTATAGAACACGCCCGTTTGGATAAACAAATGGACCTTTCATTCCAGGAATACGTTTATGCTGTTTCTTTTGCACGCAGGCTATCCAATGTGAGTTTATGCAGATAATCCTGTGTTTCTGTCTCAAATTTGTCAAACAACTGTTGACGTTTTTCCTGTGGCAAATCCCAAGCAAGATCTAAAACCACTCCTGTCAAATGACCGACTACTCTGGCATATGCACTGGTTCTTTGATCGTTGAGTTCATAGTATGTCATCATGGTATCAATGGTTTTATCCAGGCTTCTCATGATGTCACTGGGCATGATTTTATCTGGCATAGGGTTCTCCTGAGTGAAACTATACTGTAATTGTACAATGAAAACGTGGTTGTGTCAACTGCGAATCAGACGATCTTTTGCTTCTTGTGCAGTATAGGTGCTGGAAACCAGCGTACCCGGATCTTCTACGCCTGTGGTGTTAATAGGAGCGTCTTGTTGAATGTTTGCATCCGCAAGCCTCTGTAGATTACGGCCTTCGCGCATGGCAGCTATGGCGCACTGTCCGCCTAGACTGGAAAAATCAACTGTGCGCTCAATTATTTCAGCAATGCCTCCTTCTGAGGTATCAGTGCCCAATGATGGCAAATTCAGTGCTAGATTGATAGCAACGTCATCGCTGGCTCTTACCGCAGTGAGATCTTCGTTGTCCACTCTTTGCTGATTCAAATACTCCCTGGCCAGTTGTTGATTCCAGCGTTCACTGTTAGACATGATTTCTATCACACGCGGATTGTTTTTATAACTTGCAAGGATGATTTCTATAGCAGGAACCACACCATCAATCCAGGCATTTTCAAAAGCCGCTTCGCTGGATGATCCAGAATAGGTTCCTTCGCCCACAAAACCGGCAGGAATGATCACTCGCCAAGATGTAGGAGTGATTTCTGTAGGCCCAAAATCACCATTGCAGAATTTTTCAATGGTATCGTACACGCCTTTTTCGGCAGTTATTTCATCAAGCTCGCCATCTGCTTGCATTTCTGCAAGCAATTGTGCATTTTTTGTAATTGGGGCAGCACTGTTAAATCCAGCAGCAAACCCTATTACATCACTGACTTTTAATTGTCCAGCATTGCCAGTGGCAAGATTAACATTGTTTGCACTGTCTAGTCCGTATTGCTCTATCCAGTAAAGCCGAACATCTTCTGACACATACTGTGACTGATCTTCTATTAGATCCAAATCTTTTAAGGATTCCAGTTGCGCCACACTGGCACCAAATTCTTCTGAGTTGGTTTGGCTGATATTTTTTATCTGCTGTAAACTTCTTGCCAGTGCTCCGTTGGCCACAGCAACATCATCTGGAAGTATGCCTTTACGATTACCTGCTAGGTTTTCAAACTGTGAATTTACACTGCCACTGTCATTTTGATAGATTGATCTAAAGCCCACACTGGCAGTTCTCAATGGTGCAGTTAATGTTTGATAACTGTTTGGCAATAGTTTTTTAGGATCAACCAAATCAGTGCCTTTCTGTATACCAGGTACGCTGTTTTGCAATATGCCTTTTACCTGATTGATTTCGGTCTCATCTAACTCGTCCAGTGCACTATAAATCGATTTTTGCACAGCAGGCGGCAAGTTTGCACCTTGTTTAGCGACAGCGTTAATATCTATGCCTAAATTGCCTATAGAGGTAACAGAACTTGGTGCAGTTGGTGCTCCTAGCAGTTGTGCAGTTCTAGGATCGACTGCAATATCAGCAACTTTTTGGTACATTGGACCCAAAGAGCCTTGATTGCTCATGTTAGACAACAGTTGTCCAGGACTGCCTAGGTTTTCTAGATTACCAAAATCCACAGTAGCACCTAACTTTTGTATTTCGTCGCCAAACCCGCCAAAGTCTAGGTTTACGCCTGCTACGCTTCCACTTACTATGTTATCCATTGAAGTAAATGTGGTGCCCAGTGTGGTGCTGTTTGTGGCTGCATTAATCATTTGGTTAGCACTTGTAGTATAACTGCTGGCAGTGTTTAGGATAGTGCCGAATTTTTTTGGATCTCCTATAACATTTCCGCCGATACCCTCAAAGGTACCGCCCAGTGTTTGTGCACTCCAATCTCCAGCATATTTTAGTGCATCGTTTAGTACACTTGATCCGCCGGTGACATCTGTAAGTAAATCATTGACGCTAGGAGCAAATCCAGCAACTGCATCAAATAGGCCTCCGTTAGTGCCCAAATCGCTAGGTATAGCATTGAATGCTCCGAGCATATTGGAAGTAAAGCCAGCACTGTTAATTGCACTGATTGCAGTGCCAAGTCCAGCAAGTGGAGCACCGATGCCAGAAATTGCCGCAAGTCCTGTTACCATGGTGTTCAATGTTGGTGCAAAATCTGTCAAGCCTGTAAGACTATCGCTTAAACTCAGTGGTGCGCCAGCCAGACTGCTTAATGGAGCCGATCCAAATGTGCTTGATAAAGATCCGTTGGTAACCATGCCACCGGCAGCAGTTAAAACCAATCCTGTTAATCCACCGCTGCAACTCATCTATATTCCAACATTTACGTTTCTGCTTCCTAGTGCGCGAGAGTGTCCACAACTGTCTGGACTGCCCACATAAATCACAGGCTTGCCTTCTGCACGCACTCTGGTACTACCAATTGTGGTTCGAGCAACGCAGTGTTTTGCACAGCCAGGAAGTCCGCAACAAGGATGCGGAGTAACTCTGTCACCTGGAACACTCACTGGTCTACCGTTAACTCTGACGCTAGGAGCAGAAGGTCCAGTAACAATACCGCCAGCACTGTTTGGATCACCTCTTCTTACTGCACCCGGCATGTTTTATCCTGCTAGCATCTGCTTTGTGGCACTGAGATCAATGCCAGTTGTGCTCTCTGTGTATGCTTTAACCACATCCTCGCGAGCAACAGCACTCATTGCAATACTAGCAGTATTTATATCCACGGTTTTTTCAAGATCGGCACTGAACATGCTGGGAATCATCTGTAAGCCTTGTTGACTGGGTGCCATGCTTACAGGATGAGTTACTGTGATTGTGCCAAATTCTGCTTTGGTTACCCGTGCAATCAGCTCTTCGCCACTGTTAAGTTTCAAGGAGTAGATAGTGTTTGCTTCAAAGTTCATAGTTTGCCTTCTGTTGAACCAGTTGTGTTGTTTTCAAAATATTCTACGAGTTGTTCGTAGGTACCAATATAATTACCATACAAAAATACTTGCGGCACTGTTTTTGCATGCGGTACAAGCTCCAACAGTTCTTCTCTGGTAACGTCTACACCCACACGATTTTCTGCATATTCTATATTGTGACTGGCAAGAAGCTGTTTTGCTTTTTCGCAAAAAGGACAATTGTCTTTG